AATCAAATGAACGTATTTCTTAATTTGGACGTTAACAAGTTTAACGCTGCATTAAGAAATGCGCAAAGAAGTATGACCAAATTTGGTCGTTCAATGCAACGAGTTGGACAAAACTTGACCACATCCGTAACCTTGCCCGTTATTGCAATCGGTGGGAATGCGTTAAGGACTGCTGCGCAATTCGAATCTGCAATGAATCAAGTTGCAGCCGTATCAGGTGCAACCGGAAAACAATTTCAAGAATTAGAAACACTTGCAAAACAATTAGGAGAAACAACTTCGTTTAGCGCAAGTCAAGCTGCCGAAGGTATGTCGTTTCTTGCAATGGCTGGTTTTGAGGTCAATGATATATTGGAATCAATGCCAGGAGTTTTAAACCTTGCAGCTGCTGGGCAAATGGACCTGGCAATGGCTTCGGATATTGCAAGTAATATATTGACCGGTTTTGGCAAGGATGCAAGTGAAATGGCAAATGCGGTTGATGTACTTGCAAAAACATTTACGAGTTCAAATACAAACCTTGTTCAATTAGGTGAAGCAATGGCTTATGTTGCACCGGTAGCTAATTCTGCCGGATTGCAATTTGAAGAAGTATCTGCTGCCGTTGGATTATTAGGTAATGCCGGTATTCAAGCATCAAGAGCTGGTACAACATTAAGACAAGCAATAGCAAGTTTATTAAGTCCAACTGCTAAAGAACAAGAAGCAATGGATAGGCTTGGTATTTCAGCAAAAGATAGTGCTGGTAATATTCTGCCTTTATACAAAATAATCGAACAACTTGAAAAAAGTGGTGCTGATGCTACTGATGTAATGCAAATGTTTGGTCTTATAGCTGGACCAGGTATAACATCATTATTAGATCAAGGCTCACAGGCATTAAAAGGTTTAACAACTGAATTAGAAAATAGTGGCGGAACGGCTCAAAAGATTGCTGATAAACAATTAGAAGGTTTAAATGGCGCATTAAAAAGGCTTCAATCCGCATTCGAAGGGTTAATGATTACCATTGCTGATTCTGGATTATTAGATGCAGCAACAAGGTTGATTGAAAGATTAACAGAATCGGTTGGTAAATTAGCAGAAAGATGGAGAAAATTAGCACCAGAATTTCAAGAAAATATTTTATTAATAATTGGAATTGTTGCTGCGGTTGGTCCGTTATTAATGATATTCGGCAATCTTGTAACCGTTGGTGCGAGTTTAGTAGGAACATTTGCTAAAATAAGTAAAGGTATATTAACTGGAAGTGCTACGTTTACAAAAATAATCCCAATAATAGGAACGGTTATTACTTTATTGATTGGGATGTATAAAAACTCCGAAAGGTTTAGGAATAGCATAGGACCATTATTAAGTTCTATGGGAAATCTTGGTAAGGCATTTATTAGATTATTAAATAATGTTGTTTCAATTGTTCCCGGTATAGAAGGAGTTAATGATTTATTTAGAATATTAGGAGATAATTTTGCATATTTATTAGAGGCTTTAACAGACATATTTAATGGAATTGCAGAATTAGATTTTGGTAAATTATTAAGAGGCATTTTAGATGCTACTATTTTTGGGCAAATAAAAAGAGCATTTGATGACGGAAAAGGATTTGGTGAATCGTACGCTGAAGGCATAAAAGAAGGAATGACTAATTCGTTTAGTCAATCTGAAATCAATAAACTTTTTTTACCAGTTCTACAAGGAGTAACTCCATTTATTCCGGGAGTATCCGCGCTTCCAAAAACGGCAACAAGTCCAACACCAGTAACTCCAAAAACAGTAACTCCAAGTGGTGTTCCATCAACAGATGGAGAAGAAGCTATTAAAATAAATAAAAAACAAGCCTATTCAACAGGTTTGGTTAATACACAACTCCTTAATCAAGTAGAATCAATTAATAAAGTAAAATCTGCTCAAGCTATATTGAATGAAGAATTCGAAAAAGCAAATCAGAGTTTACATAGAAAAGTAGTTTTATTAACCGAAAACGGACCAATCGAACTCGAGCAAAATAGAATTGACCAAGCAAAAATAGAAAACCAAGAAAGGATTAACGCTTTAAATGAACGCGCTCAATCATTATTACAAGGCGTTGCAAGTATAGCTGCAACCGTTACAGATTCAGTATTTACCGCATTAGAAAGAGGTCAAAACGTTTTTAAATCATTAACTCAAGGTATTAAACAAATGATTGTGCAATTAATCAAGGCGATTGCACAAGCTGCTATATTCGCAACCATTTTATCATTGATTCCAGGTGGTTCTGCGGTAGGTAAATTATTAGGTGGAATCGGATTAAAGACAGGCAAAGGTTCATTAGGAGGAAATATATTAGGATTTTTAGGTCTCGCATCCGGTGGTTTAGTTACTGGACCGACTATGGCTTTAGTTGGAGAAGGATCCGGAACATCTTTATCGAATCCGGAAGTGGTCGCGCCTTTGGATAAATTACGGTCGATGTTATCAAATACGACAATGAACGGAAATTTTGTTGCATCAACACGATTACAGGGTTCTGATTTATTATTAGTTGTTGAACGAGCCGAACGAAATAGAAATAGATAATGCCAAAAAAATTTGAATCTACATTTTTTTCTGAATCGGGAGCTGAATACATTATAGAGATTCATCAAAGTACCTTTACTGGTTCTGCTACTCAATTCGATACACTTGGGGTTCAAATTAAATATGATACTGGTGGAGATGAGGATAATAGATTTAAATCTGTAATTAGTTCCGAGGCAGCAGTAGAAATGCACATTGATAGTTCAGCATTAAATAGTTTTGTTGAAGATTTAGTTACTTCTTATGAAGATGAATATTTTTTATACATTAGAACCAATCAAACAACAGGAACGACTGTTTTTAAATGGGTTGGATACATTTTAACGGATTTGGTTACTATTGAAGATGTAGATTTAAATCTTGGCTATTCCTTTGTCTTAAAAGCAAAAGATGGTTTAAATACATTAAAAAACATTGATTACAATGACAACGGTATTGCATATACCGGTAAAGATTCTATATTCTCACACATATTAAAGGTATTATTAAAATTAGGTTCAGTTAATTACGCATACGCATCATTTACAGAGCCATTATTTTCGGTTGTAATAAATTGGCATTCTCAAGAATATACATACAATTCAAACAATACTGTTTTAACAAAGGCAAGGATTCCACATCGAGCATTTTACCATATTGATACTAAAGGTAATTACGTTTATAAGAATTGTTACGAAGTTTTGGAAGAGATATGTAAAACCTTTGGGGCGCGAATAATAAATAGCGGATCAGGTTTTTACATTACGCAAATTAATGAATATTTAAATGCAAATTCAGTAATTGAAAAGAGTTATCCTTTATTAGGTAGTTTAGAAACAAACACACGAGATTATTCAATAACACACGACCAATCCGATATTGATAACTCTGATTTATATAGATTATCTGGTAGTGCATTTGAGTTCTTTGCGCCTTTGCAATATGCAAGAGTAGAATATGAACATTTAGCAACAAGAAACTTATTGCCGGGTGCAATATGGGATTACAACGATGAAACTGCAAAGGTTGCTGAAGATGTTGCATCTAATAATTTTGATTCAATTTTGCAACTTGATTTTACACTTGCGTTTTATACTGCATTTACTCAAACGGTTGCAACTACATCTTTTCAACCGCATTACGTTGCTTTTAGAATTTTAATAAAATTAGAAGGACCAGTAACAACTCATTATTATCAAAATAAATTTGTAAGGCAGCGTAATAAATTTGATGAAGTAGGATTACAAAATGCTTTTTGGGACACAAATGAAGGGTATTATTATCCCTTACCTATGAAGGTTACTGACGGAAACGAAATATTGCAAAACATACAATTAATAATTCCACAAGTTCCAGCTGATGGAGATTTATCTGTAAAGGTTGAATTTTATAATGTATATGGAGAATACGGAATTGATCCATTGACTGCGATATTACAAGGTGGTTCAGTTCCGGTTTTAGAAGATTATTATACGGTAACTTATGAAGCATCAAATACATTTCTTCAATACATTCATACTGGGTTTTTCTCCGACCAAAACGATATTATTAGATTTCAATCCGATAATGACAATACCGCATACAAAACGTATGAAATTAAAACCATTATCGGTGATGGACCGAATTTGAATAGTCCAGGTCATTTAGAGGTAAAAAATGATTCAGATGAATGGGTAATTACAGAAAACGGATGGAAGGTTGGCAACACAGGAGATGCAAAGAATATTAATCAATTATTAGTAAACGAAACCATTAAAGGTCAATTATTGCCAGTTCGTAAATTTATGGGAACAACAATGGTAATGACTGATCCTGACAATGCGTTTTTGCAACCGCATTATGCGATTAATTATAATAGTGCTTATTGGATATTTCACGGAGGTACTTATGATTTATACAAGGATATGGTAACAGGAATTTGGTTTCAAGTAAAAGAAGATAGCTAATGCCTTATACAGAACAATCATTAGTCTATTTATCAAGAGATTACCGTTATGTTGCTTCAT